TGTTATCAAAGAAGTTTACGCTTCTGGTGGCAATCCTAAAGTTTTGATGGTCAACCCTGCACACAAGCAATTGGTGTCAGCTTTTGCTGGTATCGCTGCTCAGCGTTTCATGGCCCCATCGAACAGCCCTACCACAATCGTGGCGGCGGCCGATGTTTACCTGTCAGATTTCGGCACAGTTTCTGTTGTTCCCAACCGCTTCATGACTTCTACCAATACTTGCGATGAAGTTGCGTATGTGCTTGACCCTGACATGGCTGCTGTTGCTTACTTGCGTCCTTTCCAGACCAACGAGTTGGCTGTTACTGGCGACAACGAAAGCACACAGTTGTTGGCTGAGTACACTTTGGAAGTTAAGAACGAAGCTGCTCACGGCATCATTGCTGACTTGACACCTTAATCTGGTGTAACCCAAAAAATGCCTCAGACTTAAATCTCTGGGGCATTTTCTTTTCTACTCAAACTGATAGAATTGACGTATGGAAAACTTTAGACAAACTGCTGTTCATGCCGATGGCGAAGGTGGCATCGTTATTCAGACTCGTCAGGATGTTTCTGACATTGTTGAGCAGAATAAAAAAGAATATAACTCCTTTGATGAACGAGCAAGATGGTCTGACCAGTTGTTTGGTAACAAGGTTGCATCTATTCCAATGACAGTCATTGATGACTTGAACAAACAAGGAATCATGCGTGGCTTTGCTGTTCTTGATGACAAGCGTTTTGCTTCTTGGTTAAATGACCCAATGAATCGTGCATGGCGCACTAGAACAGGAGTAGTATGAGTTTCGCAACATACTCTGATTTACAGACTTCAATAGCCAACTATCTGGCTAGGTCTGACTTGACAAGCATTATCCCAGACTTCATTACTCTGGCTGAGAATCGTTTGCGTAGAGAACTGCGTGTTCGTCAGATGCTAAAGTCTGTAACGACTAGCACAGTATCTGGTGATGCAACTGTAGAACTGCCTAGCGACTTTTTAGAAATTCGTGATTTTGTCGTAATGACAAACCCAATAACTCCATTGAGTTACTCTAGTCCCTCAACCTTATCTAATGACCCAAGAACATCAGAAGTTGGTGTTCCTAAGTCTTACACTATCCTTGCTTCTGAGTTTCAGTTAGCACCTGCACCTGATGGTGTATATACGTTAAAGATGCTTTATTACTCTGCGCCTCCATACTTGACTAGCAGTAACGTGTCTAACGTATTTCTAAATGTTGCACCTGATGGTTTGCTATATGGTGCATTGGTTGAAGCAGAGCCTTACTTAATGAATGATGCTCGTATAAATACATGGGGTTCTATGTATGACCGAGCGATTTCTTCTCTCACTAGGTCTGATGAAAACACTCAGTATTCTGGTGTACCCCTGTCAATTAAATTAACTTCAAGGTGAAATCATGGCTGAAATGTCTAACTATTTGGAAAATGCTCTTGTCAATGTCACATTGAGAGCAACTGCTTACACAGCACCAACAACTGTGTATTTAGCACTTTATACAACTGACCCAACAGACGCTGATACTGGAACTGAGTGTTCTGGAACTAGCTATGCTCGTCAGGCAATTACGTTTGGTGCGCCTAGTAATGGTGCGACTACCAATTCTGCTGCTATTGAGTTTCCTCAAGCTGGTGGCTCATGGGGAACAATTACCCACATTGGAATCCGTGATGCTTTGACTACAGGTAACTTGCTGTATCACTCACCACTAGATGCTTCTAAGACGATTGCAACTGGCGATGTGTTCCGTGTCGCTTCTGGTTCATTGAGCGTTACTTTGGCGTGAGATGGCTGATTTACTGCCTCCGTGGACGATTGACTCGCTAGACAATTTAAAGTCTAGCATTGATGACTTAACACTCACACTCGATAGTCCACTTTATACAACCTCAGTTACCCTATGGGATGCCTATGGGTCTGTAACTGCGTCTGCAAGCGTTGTAGCTAATGCTATAAGGATTCAGAGTGGTAGTGGGGCGGTAGATGGTACAGCGACAGTAACGGCAAATGGAACTCTTGTTCAGTTTGCTAGTGCAAGTATTACTGCAAATGCTAGTGTTACTTGTGATGCAAGTAGGGTTCTGTCTGGCTCTAGTGCTATTGATGCCAATGCTACTGTTACTGCTGATGCTACTCGTGTCCAGTTTGCTAGTGGAAGTATTACCGCTAATGCAGATGTAATAGCTAATGGAACTCGTGTTCAATTTGGTATTGCAGATGTAACTGGTAACGCTACTGTTACGGCTCTTGGTGGAATCGTAGCAAATGCTGCTTCTTCTATAACTGCTAATGCAACTGTAACGGCTGACGCTATCAGGGTTCAGTTTGGCAATGGCTCAATTACTGGTGACGCAACAGTAGTAGCTAATGGTGGTTTGGTTGTTGGTGCTGTAGCAAGCGTAGAAGCCAATGCTAATGTTGTCGCTAGTGCGTCTGCAATGTATGCAGGGGTAGCCTCGGTATCAGGTCTAGCAACAATTACGGCTAAAGGCGTTATTCTTGGCGATAATTGGACACCAGTACCACAAGACGATAACACTTGGACACCAGTTTCTGCCAATGACAATACATGGACAATTCAAGCGCAAGGAAGTAATACATGGCTACGACAAAATTAACTTTTGGTGAGTGGATGCCTGACCAACCTAGCGTGTCTGGTGCGTTGACTGACGCTAAGAACGTGGTTTCTTTGGCTATTGGGTATGGCCCATTTCCTACGCCAGTTACATTTTCTTCTAGTGACGCTGCTGAAAATTTAACTTCTCTTTATTCTGCCAAAAAACCTGATGGTAATACTGAGTTATTTGCGGCTGGTTTATCCAAAATTTACACAGTAAGCGGTGTTGGCGGTATTACTCAAGTCAAAACAGGAATGACAACTGGTGCTAGTGATAGGGTTCGTTTTACTCAGTTTGGCAAGGTTGTAATATCTGCAAACAATGCTGATAGATTACAGGCATGGACACTAGGAACTTCTACATCGTTTGCTGACTTGTCAGCTACTGCGCCTATTGCTAAGTTCATTACTGTGGTGCGTGACTTTGTTGTTTGTGCAAATACGCTAGAAACTACTCAACAACAATATCGTGTTCGTTGGTCAGCTATCAATGATGAAACAGATTGGACAGAAAATGTAAATACGCAATCTGATTATCAAGATATTCCTGATGGTGGGCAGATTGTCGGAATCCGTGGTGGTGAGTTTGGTCTTGTTCTTTTAGAGCGAGCAATTCACAGAATGACCTATGTGGGTACACCTTTTATATTCCAGTTCGACAATATTTCTCGTGGTAAGGGTTGCATGGTATCTGGCTCTATTGCTCAGTACCAAGGCGTTACTTTTTTCTTGTCTGACGATGGTTTCTATTTATGTGATGGACAAAACGTCACAGCCATTGGTGCAGAGAAAGTAGATAGGTATTTCTTACAAGATGCCTCGGAAGCTGACTATGGAACTATGTCTGCTGCTGTTGACCCAATTCGCAAACTTGTAATATGGAATTACAAATCTGTTAACGGAACTCGTAATCTGTTAATTTATAACTTTAAAACGCAGAAGTGGACTTATGGGGATGCTGGCACAGATTTCCTAGCAGAAGCCTCTACATCGTCTCTAACGCTTGAGAGTTTGGATAGCATTTCTGGTTCTATTGATGCGTTAACAACAAGTTTAGACTCTCAACTGTATGTTGGCGGTAAGTATTTCTTAGGTGGAACTTTAGCCACTCGTGTGATGACTTACACAGGTGCTAATCAGACAGGTGTCATTGCTACTGGTGATTTAGACATTGGTGCTAACTCAGTAGTAACCCTAGCTAGACCTATTGTTGACAATGGCTCTGCAACTGTGGCTATTGCTTCTCGCACCCTGTTAAACCAAGGTGTGAGTTTTAATACTGCTGTGGCGGCTAGTACAGAGAACAGAGTATCTCTAAGAAGCGCAGGTAGGTATCACAGGCTAAAAGTCACTCCTACTGGTGATAATTGGGATAACGCTATATCTGTGGATGTGGATGTAACTCCACAAGGGGTTCGCTGATGTTTAGAAGCCTACCCGCATTTGGTGGTGACCAGAGGGCTGTGGCTGAAGTAGTCCGTGGCATCATGGACGGAAAGACCAATAACACAGGGACTTTGACTCTGGCAACTGGTGGTGCTACTACTACCACTTTGACAGACCGAAGGATAGGCCCAGAAAGCGTTATCTTGTTTGCGCCAGCCTCTACTGCTGCTAACACCGACTATATGCCTTATGGGGCATTTCAGAGCCTTGTTGACCAAACTATTGCTACGGCAAATACTGCCTATGCAATGACAATGGACACTACGGACTTTTCCAATGGTGTAACTTTATCCAATAGTTCTAGGATAAATGTCAAAAACACAGGAATTTATAACTTTCAATGGTCTGGTCAGTTTGAGAATACCGATTCGCAAGACCATGACGTTAGGGTTTGGATAAAAGTTAACGGAACAAACCTTACTGGCTCAACAGGATTCTTTGCTATTCCTAGCAAACATGGCTCAGTTAATGGTCATGGTTTGGTTGGATGGAATTACTATTTAAGTCTAAATGCCAATGATTACATTGAACTTTGGTGGGAAGCGGATAACGCATTAGTAAGTCTTCAAGCCTATATTGCGGGTACAAATTACCCCTCTACAGCATCTTTGATTACTACCATTAACTACATTTCTCCATCAGCATTGACGAATATCTACGCTAGTTCCCAAGGACAGGGTACGGCTACGATTACCCACTTTGCCAATTCAACTGCAAACAAGAAATATCGGTATGCAATTATTGGTTGATTTTAATTATTTATGTATAATGTATTCCGTGGATGACCCATCTCGGAATCCGAACTTTTAGGAGTAAAGATGGCAACTACTACCACATCCACAGTCGCACCAGAAATAGCACCATACCTGACGTATGGTCTGCAACAAGCATCTAACCTTTATGGTGGCGGTGGGCCTCAATACTACACAGGCGAAACCTTTGTAGCACCCTCACAGACCACACAAGCTGGCGTTCAAGCCTTAGAGACTCGTGCGTTAGCAGGTAGCCCCTTAACTGGTCTTGCTCAACAACAATTACAGGGTACTTTGGGCGGTGCTTATCTAGGTGGAAACCCTTTCTTTCAAGGTGCATTTGCCCCTGCTGCACAAGCTGCTCAGTCTCAGTTTCAGAACACAATGGGCGACATTAGTTCTAAAGCAAGCCTAGCAGGGCGTTATGGCTCTGGTGCTATGGGCAACCTACAGAATCGTGCTACAGGTCAGTATGCACAAGCATTAACTAACACAGCAGGTCAACTGGCTTACCAGAACTACGAAGCAGAGCGTCAGCGTCAACAGCAAGCTATTGGTGCTGCGCCTCAGTTGGCTATGGCTGATTATCAAGACATTAACCAGTTATTGCAAGCTGGTCAGTTGCGTGAAGGTTATACAGGTCAACAGTTGGGTGCTGACATTCAGCGTTTTAACTTCTTGCAAAACCAACCACAACAGAACTTGCAAAACTATATGTCATTGGTATATGGCAACCCATTAGGACGAGTTGGACAGACTACAGCGTCTGGTGCTGCTGATACTTCTGCGTTCCAGAAGTTGCTAGGTACTGCTGCCGTTGGTGGTGGTTTGTATAAAAACCTAGGCGGTTCTACTGGTATTAGTAATTTATGGAATAGCGGTAGCAATTGGTTAAACAATAGCCCAACAGCCACATATAACGCAGCAACTAGTTTTGCTGAAAGTAATCCACTCGGTTGGCTTGATTTCTAAGGACTAACATGGCTGGACTATTAGACATTTTCGGTACAGGCGGTGCAGACACTATGGGGCTGCTAGGTATGTCTGCGGCTGACGTTCAAAGCAATCGTGATGATGCACAAGCACAAGCACTCTACGCATTAGCTGGTAGATTGTTTGCAGGTGGAAACACAGGTCAGTCTATTGCTGAAGGTTTGCAACTTGGTCAGAAAGCCTATAAGGGCGGTATGAACGAGGCTATGCAGAGCCAGTTGCAGAACTATCAATTGCAAGAATTGATGAAGAAGAAGAAGCTAGAAGAACAAGTGAAGCAACTTGCGCCATTTACATTGAAAGAACAAGTTACCAGAGAAGCAATGCCAGCACAGGCAGCACTTTATGGAAAGCCAACAGATTACCCACTTCTTGATGATGAGGGTAATGTCATGCCAGAAGCAAGCATTATCCCTGCTAGACCTGCTGAGACTGCTCTTATCCCTAACCAAGCAGTTATTGGTAAATTGCAAGAGTTGTTGCCTTTTGGTGATTTTGAAAAATTGATGCAAGGCATTGAGCGTAGGCAGAAACTTGGTCAACCTGATTACATGACTGTTGACAAAACAATTTTCAAGAAAACTCCGTCAGGTCTTGAGCAAGTTTACAAGGGTAACGATTATGTTACTGTTGATGGTGCTATCTATCTTAAAGACGACACAGCTAAGAATGGTTTGAAATTAGCCGTGGATAGAAGTGGTAGATTTACTGGTGAATTTGCAAATCTTGCTTTAGGTAAGTTCAAAACAGATAATCCACAAAGTCTTGATTCAGCACAATTTGGTGAATTGCTAACAATGGCAAAAGACCTTAAAAAGTCTGGTAAGGGTGGCGACATTATCAATTACCCTGCTGGTGCTATTCCTGTTGGCAAGGAAGCTGGAAACGCTATTGATAAAGCAGCGTTAAGTACAGGTGAACGACTTTCAAGATTGAACAGAATTGAAACATCCTATGACCCTAAATTTCTTGAAACAAAGTTTAGAAGCGTACAGGATTTCAGAGCAATTGGTGAAAAGTTAGGTTTAACAAAACTCACACCAGAGCAGAAGCAACAACTTTCAAATTACACTCAATTTACTCAAGATTCAATTCGTGAGTTAAATGCTTACATTGTTGAAGTAACTGGTGCAGCAATGGGTACTGGTGAGGAAGCAGACCGAATTAAAAAGGGTATGCCTAATGTTGGAAGTGGTTTGTTAGATGGCGATAGTCCTACACAGTTTGCTGCAAAACTTTCAAATACATTAAAAGACTTGCGTACTATGGAAGCAAGACTTCAATACATCAAAGCCAATGGTTTGAAAGTTGTAGATGTACCACTAGACAAGATGCCAGAAATAATGCGTCAGCGTGAACAGGCTTTGATTACTTCTCTTGGTTTGGATGTTAAAAACCCACAAGATAGAGCAGTATTGAAAAGTCGCCTTGCAACTGAATTTGGCTTAATGAGGTAATCAAATGTCTGTTGTTGA